CATGAAATCCTCACCCTGGGACCCACCCCCAGCATCCTCCCCTTCCCTCAGGGGGACCCAGAACTCGTATGGAACCCTGGATCATAACAGCAGGAACCCCCTCTCACGATAGTTTGAGACACAATTATTTTGAGGCGTCTCTTAAAAGATGCGAACCCGTGTCTTGGATTCATTACCAAAGACCCAGCGGCTCAAATCCGAGAGGTGACTTTGGGTGTGGGGACTGGCTGGAAGTTATGAAGTGGAAAATCAGATGTGTCATAAATTCGCTCAGAATCGTCCCTGAGGAGGCTTGTGTGGTTGTTAGCGACTTGGACATAGTCTGGATGCCTGGAGCCTTTCAGGAGCTTAATGAGGCATCAAAAAGGGGCATATATGCTATGTGTGAAGATGAGCAGGCAAGACTCAATGCTGGATTGATTGTTGGCAGGAACACGCCAGAGTATCGATGGCTCTTTAGCCAGTGTTTAGCTTACATGTCATCAAACCCTGGGAAGCACGACCAAGATGCCCTCAGGGCGGTGGGTGACGGTAACGTCGGGACTCTTCCCCCGGCCTTCGCTAACACAAAGACACAGAGGCTAACGCCTATACCGAAGGTTTTGTGCTTTCACGCAATCTGCACGATGGCTGATGAAAAGCAGAGTAGTATAGAGAAAAAAGAGGAGATGTTAAGAGGATGGTTGACAGGTGTTAGTCATACATCGTAAAGTTATCTCGCCTGCCAACAGTAAGCGGCTGTTGGACTACAGGCGGGTTTCCGAAGGCACGCACAGCCCTAAGGCGACAAACGACTGGTTTATTCATACTTGTTAGTTACTAGGCTCCCTCCCCCTGCTGTTGGATACTACGGGGGGAGGGTTTTTTATTTACCCATCTTCGCCAAGTGTCGCTCGGCTTTTTCGATGGATGTGAACACAGGACCAATGCGTTTGCCTCCTGATTCGTAAACCCTGACACCAGCTCTGGACGATGTTTGAACAGCTCTGTCCCCTCGCTCATTGGTGTAGACAGCACCACCTCGGTTGTTCAGTTTGCGTTGGGGGGAGAATTTAATCATAGCATAATAAATGCCCTCATGCGTTGTTTGTATCCCCTTTGCGGCATCCCAAATCCAATGATGGATGATGTGCGGAGCAATTTCTTTTGGGATTTTTGAGCCTCCATCTGCCACTTTTCGTAAGTCGCTGATCCTCTTGTTGATTCGCCTGAAAAGATCTTTTCTTACAGCCTTCTGACCTGAAGCCGTTTTGCCCAAGGCGGCTCTTCGCTTGGCAAGCTCGCTAGCGTGTGTGGTTGATCCTTTGCCTGTTAGCCATACATTGAGTTCAACTGCATCAATTGTCGGGAACGACCCCAACCCAAGCATGTGTCCGATAAACCCCTTCTTTCCTTCCCCGATGCCTTTAATGTTAAGGAGGACTTTCTCCAGCTTTGACACATCACCTTTGGTTTTGTTTATGGCATCAGTTAAGGTCAGAATGTTTGACAGATTAAATTCTTTGGGGTTTGACAAGATACCTAACCCCCCAGGTCTTTTTTCGGTTGGGCGAAAATCTTGCCTACCAAATGCGTCGCGCATAATCATACCTTGCTCCCAAGCTTCGGCGTCAATCTTGCCTGACTCAATTGAGTTTAAAGCTCTTTGGCCTGAATCTGTTCCAAGCCACCATGCAGCAAGTTCTTCGGGCCTCATTTGAAGTTGCCCCTTTTTCCCTTTGGACAGAAACATTGCATCTGGGTTGAATTCGACCCCAAGTCTGTCTGCTGTTTTAGCGATTGTGCTGACATCTATTGCGTCTGCACCTATGGAAGATAGTGTTATCCAGTATGCCTTAGCCACATCCCTCGGAGTAATCGACCCCTCAAGCAATTGCTGTCTTTTGGTCACAATGTAATCCACAACAGGTTCAAGGTATGATGGGAATGACCCAATCAGCTTGAGCATGTTTGCATTTGGGGTAAGCCTCATGTCGGCCAATGCGGTCCGCAACTGGTCAGCACTGTGAGACTCAGCCCAAGTTTTTATTTCCCCTGCTGTCATAGGTTGCCCCATCTTGTCGATCTGCCTAGAGGGGGAGAACTTCACCTCTCCGCTTGACAGCTTGTCTAGCTTGACGCCAGCCCCCATAAGGACAGCAGAGTTTGGTTTGCCGCTTTTTGTGACCACATCCGGTCTTGATGTAAGCTTTGTGACCTCTGTGAACTCCTTGAGGAAAGCCTTATCTTTCAGCCCCACAAAATACGGGTAATTCTCGTTGAGTTCAGGTCGATACTCAGGTGGCTTACCGTCATACTCAGCAATAGCAAGGAGAGTCCCTGGGCCGACACCTTCATAGGCGGGTTCCCGTAGATCGTTAGCTATTGTCTCAAGGTCGATGCCAAGTTCTTTTAGCCTGTTTGGTTTTATTGGAAGGGTCTTTGCATCCAGTTTTGTGTAAATTGCAGGAGCCGCCTTCCAAGGGATCTGCTCAAATGCTCTTGCGAAATCTTTGTATGTCTTGATGCCTGCAATCACAGACATCTGTTCTTTTGTGAGAGGGGACTTCTCAGCCTTCGAGCTGGTAATCCTTTTCATGGCCTCGCGAATGTGCCTGTTAGCCTCTTTCTCAGACACCTTGCCTGTGTTAACAAGCTCTTCCCACTTGAGTCCGTAATACCTCCTGGCAAGCATACTGTTCAGGTGGTTGTTAGGGTTCATGGACGTAATGCCAACCAGAGGGAACCCGTCCCTGCGAAGTCTTGTTATGAATGCCTTGGCTGAGTTGATGTTGGTGAACCCCCACCCGTCATACAGAGCTAAGTGTCCAGGGCCTCCTCTAAACTGGACTGCGACACCGTTGGCACTTTTGTCTTTGGCACCAGAAGAATCAGAGGTAAGGACTTGAATATCTTTTCCGTTAAGATCCTTGAGATCTGCATTTGGATTGTCAGGCGACGGGCTAAACCGAACCAAATCCCTCTCCGTTAGCTTCACCTTTTGGCCTGGGTAAAACTTCCTGGTAGGACTGAAGTTGACTCCAGCTCTCGCGTAAGCGTCCTCACTGAAGACAGCAGCAGGGCCTTGGTCTTTCATCTGAATGATTCTATCCAGCCTGAAATCCCGCCAAGGGAAATCCTTGTTTGCTTCAAAAGCTCGCCTCTGCCTTTTGGTCATTGTCCCCTCTGGAACAAGCGGATTGTTCTTCTGGTTTCGCACAGCCAAAACCTTGTTCAAGATGTCCCGCCTGCTTGCACTGCCAAGCACATCAGCAGTGGGTGTTTGACCAGAAGCCAGTGCATTTAAATAGGTGATCAGGTCATCAGCCATCTTGTCTCTAGACCCAAAAACCTTCTGTGTTTCTGGGTTCGCAAACTCTTTGTTGATCCTGTTTCTAAGCAGAGACATGTCCACCACTTTGACACGCATGGTTCCAGCGGATGGAGAAATGATGAAGTTGTATAAGACAGCATCTCTGTTGCTGATGGGAAGGTTGGCGTATCTTGTCAGCCCCCTTTTGGTCTTCGTAGTAGCAGCCGCATACAGAACATTCATCATGCCGCTGTCATCAGGCATGTCTCTGAGCTTTTCTAGGGCCTTCCTCAGGGTTCCTGTGATATTCGGGTCAGCAAGAAGTGCTTCTATTTGAGTCTGACTAAATTTGACGCCAGAGTATGACCCATCTGGCTGACGGGTAAGACCACCTTCATCTGAGACAGTGTCCAATGTTTTAGCGAGTTGAGCCGCTCTCTGGGCTTCGATCTTTTTCTCAGCAGCGTTAGACTTAATCATGACCCTCTTTCCATTGACGGTCTTTGCTGCTCCCATATCGACTAGCTCTTGGAAAGCTTTGTCATCGCTCAAATCAAAGTCACTGTAAACTCTGACAGGCGAGTCAACTGCGAGGTCAATGTTGCGACCCGACCTTCTCCTAGCCCTTACGAGGTCGTCCATTGCCATGTTAAGGGCCTTGGATTGTTTGATCGGTGTATCAAAAATGTCGGACTTGAAAGTGTTGTAGACACGATCCAGCTTGCCTGCCACAAACCGCTGAGTGATACCCCTGATAGCTTCCCTGATGGGATTGCCCTTAAAGAGGTAGTCACTGTTTTTGTTTTTGATTTGGTTGGCGAAATACTCAGCACCCAATTCCTCTAGGATAGCATCGAGCTTTTTCTCCCGGCCCATGGGCTGACCACTCTCATCCACAAGAGGCTTGCCCCGCTTTTCGTATTCGTTAATGAAGGTGTCTAGCTCTTGGTCTTTGTATAGCTTGGCTACCTGATCCTTGATCCTCTGAGTCATGACCTCAAAGCCATCGATTCTTGCAAGTGCGTGGAACGTCTCATGTGCCAAGGTCCTGAGATCTGCATCAGTGTTAAGGTAAACAACAGGTCTCCCACCTTCCTCGGTGTAAGCACCTCCACTACCTTTCAGGGTGACGTCTTCTCCAGCTTTGTTCTGACTGATGACAGTGTCATTGGTTCCGTAACGAATAACTGGACTGGCTTCAGAGGTGGACCCTAAAATGATCTGCTCCAAGTCCATTGCTTTAACTTGATCATCCAGGGTTTTGTATTTGGTCTCGATTGCAGCTCGGTCCTCTGGGGTTTTAGCTTCAAGCCAAGTTTTGACATCATTAGCTTGAGCGGACTTTCTGGCAGTTCCTGTAACGCCTTCAGCAAACCTACCCATGGTCCCACCAAATGCGCCAAGACCAGCACCAGAACCAAGGCCCTGGGCCATGCCTTCAAGACCCCCAGTAGCTAGACCGATCCCAGCACCAATGGTGGCACCAGTCATTGCCCCAGATGCAGCTCTGCCTGCGTAGTTGATTGGGGTATCAAGAAACTTCAAGCCACCAGCTAACTTGCCAGCAGCCGTGTCAGGGGCATTCACGGCCACTCTGGCGAGTCCCCCCGTCCTGGACGGGTTAAGTTTCATTGCTTCGCCAAACCCTCTTAGAAGGCCTCCTGCGACCTCCATTGAAGCTGGGAGTCCTGCCACCAAGGCAGTCCCCATGCCAGCAGTGCCTAGGTCTAATGCACCAGTGCCAACAGCAGCACCCACTCCCCCAGGAACAGCATACCTTCCTAGGCCTCCTGTAGCTTCATCAACGGCTGATGCGGCTGAATCAATCTTGGAGGCTGCTGCATCACGCAAACCTGCCAACCTCCTCCCACCGGAGGTCATAAGGTCTCCAGCTTTGACAGCAGCACCTCCAGCAACCTTGCCTACACCTTTGGATATGGTTGTCCCAACTTTCCCGAAGGGAACCACCAATGATGGATCAGCGAATTCACCCAAGAACTCTGCTGCACCCCTGTTGACCTTGGACGGGTCAATGGTTGCAGAGTTCATCCCCATCCACTCCATGTATTCATTCCACGCAGATTGGTCTCCACGCTCGATTGCGGAACGGACATTCTGCAACTCTTTGAGCTTCAGGAAATCTCTGTATTCGTTCTCCTTCTCATCATCAGTTCTGCCTCCAAATCCATTGATCTTCGACTGAAGGTAGCCTAGCCCCATATTGGCTAAGGTCTCTACGTCATAGGTCCCTGTCGCAACGCCTTCGACAAAAGATCTTGAGGCAGTGCCTGGGTCAGTCGGGTTGAAGTATGTCTTTATCGCTTCAGGCAGGTTCTGAGCAAGCCTGCCTACAGTTGTTGTAGCAGCGTCCCATGCCAGTTCAGCAAAACGCCCGACAGTCATGTCAGGCTTTGCTTGGAGGTATCTCTCAAAATCCTCTTGTGTAAGCGATGAGGATGGAGTGTCTGGGTTTTGGAATCTTGCTACCAGCTTCTCATCAGGCTCGGGATAGTCACGCTTGATGATCTGCTTGATCCTCTCCTCAGACATGTTGTCTGGGAACTCAAGATCTACGTCGTAGTCTTCGAGGTATAGTTCTTGCATTACCTAAAGGTTGGCTGACCGTCATCACCGTATCTTACTTTTGGTTTCGAGGATTCGGCTTGCGGGGAGGTTGAGAAGTTGGGAAAGGCCATGCCTCTGCCAGTTTTGAATGAATCTTCAATAGGCTTTGTGATGGCAAGAACAGCATTCTTCCTTAACTGAGCTTTGAGCTTCATTGTCTCATCGCTGTCACCAGCAGAAGGGAAATACTTCAGCCTGTCGTTCTTGTATTCCTCTTGGCCAATGGCTGCACCAGATTCTCGCCTCAAGTTAGCAGTGATCCAGTCCATCATGACTGCCTCGTATTGTCGCCTTTCTTGGCTTTTTAGTTGGCTAGGGATAACTGACAAGATCCCCTGCATGGGGCCAGATCTGTCATACTTGTCAGATATCTTTGCAAGTTCTTGATCAGCACTTTCCATGCGATTAGCAAAACCGATTGCCTTTCTAGCCTCGGCATCCAGCTTGGGTGGATCAACATTAGGCCCCATCAATAAAGTGTAAATGGTTCCCGCTGCCAACGGGTTGTCCTCAATCAGTTTGTTGATTGTTTTGGCCCTACTCTGGTTCAGCTCTTCCTGCGTTTGAGGTCGAGTGTCCGGCTTGTCTAGCTCTGCCTGCTGCTTGGCTTCCAATGCCTTCAATTGCTCTTTTGCCTCTTCAAGCTGTCTGACATTGTCGTTGAATGCATCTGTTTGCTCCATAACTTGAGCAACATCCTGTTGGTTGGGTTGAGGTGTCCCCCCCATAAAGTCTTGAATCTGACTTTCAAGCTTCTGCATTTTTGCATCCTCAAACCCTTGAGCTTGCACACTCTTATCCAGTGGACTACTTGGGCCAAAGCGTTCAGCAAAAGTAGGTTCAAACCTTTGAGGTTCTTGGGGCATGTCAGCGACAGGTGCTGGTGGCTGCATCCTGACATCTTGAGGACGAATTGTAGGGGCAAAGTTTTTAATGCCTTCATCAAGCCTCTGAACTTCAGCTTGAGCTTCTTCTATCCGAGGGGTGAAGTCGGTTTTCTGAACAGGAACTTCTCCTGGGATAGATGACTGCAAGAACCCTTTGACCACTGCTGCTGTTTGGTCTTGCGTGTCAATTGCACGTTGCTCCTTAGCTACCTCTCTGTCGTGAAGCTGCTTCGCCATCGACACGATGAAGCCATCAGAGATTCCCTGAAGATCGCTGAGTCCCTTGTCATCCAAAAAAGCCTTCCAGTTACCTGGCTCAACTCCATATGTCTCAGCTAAGTCATCCGCAAAGGGAGCAAGCTTTGTCCTCAAAGAGGCAGCTTGGCTTTTGATCTTGGCCCTGCCTTCGATCCCCCTGGCAATACCCTTTCCAAATGCCGAAATGCCTCTGGCGAGGTTTTCGCCAGATCGGTCAACCATGTAAGGCTGAACGATGCCTTGCCCTGTGTAGCTCTGTTGTGAAAATGACATGTTATGCTGCTTGAATAGAGTTAATCTTGCTGTCCATGAACTTCCTTATGACTGGCTTCAACCACTCGTTCTTGGAAAGCCATTCGGCAAACTTTTGACCGTGCTTTATGTAAAGCTTACGAAGCCATGCTGGGCCAATGTTTAGCAGCCATCTTCTGAACATCATCCACCTTGGGTTCTCAACACCGTAGACTTCTCGGGCTACCCAACACAAAGCTGACGCCATTATTGCGGATCCCCCAAGGTCTCCCGCCGCCCCTAAGCCCGCACCTGCCAAGGCTGTCATATTGTTTGCGCCAGCAATGTTCGCATTAAGTTTGCCTGCGTAGTTGTTGGCAAAAAGACTACCAGCGTATGCAGACTCTGGGTTGAACACGTTTCCAGGGTTGAAGCCTTGGCCTTGTCCAGCAACCATTCCTGCCTGACCGACAGATAGCCCAGGACGTCCGAGAATAGCCATGAAGGGGTCTTGGGCAGTGGCTGCATTCATGCCAGCAATCTGTTGTGCAAATGCCTGACGTCGTCTCTGAAGCTGCTCTGCTTGCAGTCCTTTGACCAATGCCTCTTGGCCTACGTCAGCCATACCAAAACCCATACCTCTAGCTGCCTGGGCGGACCTGACTTGTTGTTCCATCTCTCTTGCAAGATCAGGTGGCAAGCTTGCGCCTGCTTCTAAGTCAGACATGGCTTGCCTGTTCAGTTCGTCCATTAATGCAGCTTGCTCTGGGTTAGCTGCTCGGAATGCTTCGGTAGCTCTGACGCCTAAGTCTTCGACGTCTTGAATGTCAGCCTCCCTGGCCACTCGTCTTGCGTTGGCTTCAGCTTGGCCAAGCCTTGGCATGACGTCTTGCTCATAAAGCTCAAGAAGCCCAGGCTGACCGTCCTTGCCCATCATGACCTCTCTCAAGACTCGGAGGTCTAGTTGAGCGTAAGCAGGTCTGCCGTATTCGTCAGATGACTCTGCTGCATACTTGTCTGGTGCGAGATCAATCTGCGCTTCCATTGTGTCCCTTGTCTCCTGTGCGTAGTCACGAGGTTTGGGGGCGTCAGGCGTATACATTCCCATAATTGTCCTTTTGGTATTCCCTGTGTAGGGTTGTAAATTCTCTCAATGATTTCCATCCACCGCATAGGTAAACGCAGGCGAAGATGACTTCGTGATACTGGCTCTTGAGGACGTCTGAGTGACACTGTTGCACTTTGTCCTCACTCTTTTCCCATTTGTTAGCGTCCAGCCATGCATTGCTGGACATGATGAGGAGTGGCATCAGGAAGGCCCGGTTGGCTTGGTAGAAAGGGTTCCCCGATACAGCCATCATCCAGGCTAACTGCATCTCAACAATCTCCTCATCAGAGATGTCTTTGTCTCCATCAACGATATCGTCAATTTGATGCGACCACTTGGCAAACAACTCCACAAAGTCCCAGGCCTGTTCATTGTTATTCGTCAGGCGCAGGAAGTCGGGTTTGATGGAGGTGTCGAAGTGCATTAGGCGAGCTTCAAAACCTTAACGACAGAATAAATCTCATCGTGACCCGAAATGTTTGAAGGTCTTCCTAGCCCGTATGTCGCCCTTGAGCCTGAGCTTCTAAACTTTAACTGAAAAGTCTTGGTCCCTGCTATGGTCACAATGCCACTTGCAAAAGTCCACTGAGTCTCAGTGTTTTTGCTGCTACCTCCAAATGCGGAGGTGCCATTAACAGCAATGGTAGCGTCTGTAGTGTTCTCAACCCAGCAGATGAACTGCCCGGTGTCGGCTGCCGGGGCTTGTGCTTCAATGAGGTATGTTCCTGCGTCTAGGTCCCAAGAATAAGCTACCGTATCAAAGTCAGCCAAAATAGACGATGGGTCAGTGCTTTGGTTCAGAACACGAACTTGGTCCACTGCGGAGTTTGTTGCTCCTGCATTAGTGTTTGTAGCCTGCTGCTCCCACATGATTGCGGCACCACCAAAGGACTCAGTGTCTTTTACTTCCCACTGAATGTTCCCGCTACCGTCGGTGGAGATGTATTTGTTAGCTCCATCAGCCACCAACAGGTTGATTGGAACACTAGAGACACCGGCCTGGGCGGACCACTCTGGGTTTGAGGCATCACCGTTAGTCTTTAAGAAGTAACCACTGGTCCCTGGTGCGAGGGTTACCAGATCTCCATTGGAGTCATAGTAAAGAATCTGACCGTGTGTTCCCTGGGCAAGCTTTGTCAGGGCCAGGTTGTGGTCACTGATCTTGCTGTTAATGTCGATTCCGTTTTGCAACTTGGATGTCACAACAGCTCCCTCAGTGATCTCTGACGAGTCCACTGTCCCTTGCAGGCTGATCCCAGGGGTGCCTAGAAGGTTGAGCTTTGAGTAAGTGACTCGTTCCGATGCGCTGAACTGATATCCAGGCTGAACATTGAAGGTAATAGCCATTTTATGCGGAGTGGTTGGTGCTGAAGCCAGTGATCTTTATTGCTGCGGTGGTGTAGGATGAGACCCCCAAAAGAGGCTCAAAGGAAGCCAGTCGGATTACGATCGAATCTGTAATCCAAGGTATCACAGCCGAGCCAGAAACCGACCAAGGATTCCCGGCACCCGAAGCTGGCAAGTGATATGCAGCTGGGAAGTAGGGATTTGCCGCGTCACCATAAAAAACACCTACAGCTTGACCCGGTTCTCCAGACAAAGTGTATGCGATATGGATCGCTGAAACTTGATCTGTACTTGTCAATACAGATTGAGTTCCAGATATAATTGCATCCCCAATTGTTTTGATTGAAAATGCTGTTTCAGGCAAAACGCCACTAGAAGATGATCCGATCCCAGATGAAGCTCCCGCTAAAGACATGAAATTGGTCAGGTTGTTAATTTCATAATCGTTTGCGTAATCAGCCAAGGTCTTTAATGTGGCAGTCTGGACAACACCAGTAAAAGCATCAGAACCATCCTCAAAGTCTCCGCTTGATCCATATGTTCCCCCAGGGCTTTGCATGACAAAGTACCAGGGATTGGTAGCAGGAACAAAGCTAGGGATTGTTGGTTTGGTCTGCTCCAACACCCACTTTGCGTTAAGATCGGAATGCAGTGATAAGCTCCTTCTGGCTGGAACCGTGAAGGTCGTTTCTCCTGACAGCAGGTCTGATGATGAAACGACAAGATCGGAACCAGATGAATTAATTATCACCTTGCTGTTAATGACTCCAAGCTCTGGTGTTGGAAGATATGGAGAGGCCCATGCTCCAGTGATGAAGCTTACGTGCTTGCCGAGAGTAATTAGATCTGTCTCAACATCGTTCAGCGTCTGCCAAGCTGCCTGTGGATCCCCAATTCTGACAGATGGGTTGCCAGCAGAACCTCCTTCATTTGACCACGCGAGGCCAGTGGTCGCCTCAAAAGTTCTGACGTTAGCTGCTCCCAGCCCATCCACCTGAACAAAACCAGAGGTGCCGCTCAAGTTGTCTATAGAGCGAATGTTTCCGTCGGCATAGTTCAGATGCTCAATCGCATCAATGAACTCGGTTCTTGTTACTGTAGACTCGCCAATAGGCGCGTTCACTGAATCTACACTGAAGTTTTTAGTGCTATCGGGCATGTTACCAAGTTCCTCCGTGAACCCCTTCTCTGCGTTGACCAGAGGTGGATCCACTAGTTATTGAATGTATTCTGATTCGACCTTCTAGGCCTTGAAATTTGATTTGAAAATAACCACCGCGACGATCAACGCGCAGCTTGTGAGTGTAATACTGATAGAGATCTAGCTGCATCCCGTCGGCACCCAAAAGAGTCCCTCCCCCTGGTTCAGTTGCGTTGAGGATGACAGAATAATCTTCTTTGCCTGGGTTTTCGTGGTCGGCGTTAGGGTTGCCAATGTCCCAATCATCGATCCCGAAAGTCATGTATTTCGTTCTGTCTGGGAACGAATAAGAGGTGTCATCGAGGATAACTGTTTCCTCTTTCACTCCATCAACAATAGCCGTCACCTTGTAGCGAGGATCCCAGGTTGAAATGAACACTTGAGTTTCTTGGAACCTGCGCCTGTTGCCAGAGGCAAAGCCATAACCCCTGGTGGTCACCATGAAGTCAATAGGTGTATCGACCACTCGGATCAACCTGTCGTTAATGACTGTCACATACGGATCGTTTGATTTGATCTGAATGGGCGTTGAGTTAATGAACCTGACCCCACAGTCAAGTTGCTGCACTTCATCAACACCGTGGGTCCAGTCTCCTGATGCATACCCTAGGTAGAGGTTGTCAGCAGGTATTACGCACGGATCAGCAGATTCATCATTGCCGACCCCCCAAAGCCACCCGTCTTCGTCATCATACGTATTGACTGTCATCTCCTCTATAAACGAGGAAGATTCGCCAGAGAGGTCCGCATCAGCATCATCTATGACTCCACGCTCACGACTAGCAGTGATTGTTGTTCCACCATTGACTTGAAGTGTTTTGCCTTCATCGGGGATCTTGCTGACCAAGACATCATAGGTGAATGACTGGCTAGACTCATTAGTAGATTCTGTTTCCCCATACTCATACAGGCCAACCACACCGTCATAGTTAACGTAGTAAAGCTGTTCGCTACCCTGGAAGTCTGCGACGAAAAGATACTTCACCTTGATGGCTTCACCTTCGTCATAGCCACTCCACGCTTTGTTGAGAAAATCGTAAACCAGAACAGCATTGTTCTGCTGGGACCCGTCAAGAGGCACCGACAAGTAGTATTTGTTCCGCCAATAAGCGGCACAAGCAGTGTCCCTGGCGGTGGACATGTCAATGCGGTCAATGACTGGCTGTAGAGGGGTGCTAATAGGCTCTGAGACGCCCTGTAGCTTGTTTTGTTCAGTCTGCCGTAGCGATACGACCCCCCGCTGGGAAAGGAACCACAGATCGGCTCCTGTGTTGGCTACTGACCGAGGCCCTACAAGGCCAAATTCAGTTGTCACTTGATCCAGGACTGCGTTTTGCCCCCAGTCACCAACCAGATTGCTGACCGCATAAATGCTGGTTGTCTTGAATACTACGACCGACTGATCGTTAAACTTAAAGAGCCTCTCAATGTCGTCAGAGTCACCTTGGTTTATTTTAAACGAAGCATACACCGGGTCATACGACGTATAATCAAGTATGTCCGAAACCGCGACATGGTCAGCCTTGTAACCCAGAGCAGGTTTGTGAGGAACGAGCAAGCGATTCTGGAAAAAGAGGGTGGACTTTGCATTAGGTATGTTCTCCGTCCCACCCGCGCCAGACGCCGCTGGGGCCTCAATAAATCCTTCTTCAAAATTAGTTAAAACCAAATGAGAGGCAGAGTCTCCCCTGGAAAGGATGCACTTATCGAAGGCTTGGGTGAACCAAAATATATCCTCCGTGTTAGCGTCTTGGTAAAGAGTTGGTGGAACCGTGAGGTCAACTGCACACTTAACTCTGACAGCAGTGTTCCCCGGCCTGATTCTATACAGCAGAATATTTGTGTCGTCTACACTGGTAGCGACTAGGACCCAATCAACTCCGTTTGGATCATTCCAGACACCGACACCATACACATCTCCAAGGTTACCCCTGAGAAAGCCACGAAAATCGATGTCCCCTTCGTCCCAATTAATTGGCCACTCCCAGGCATCCGTAAGATTGCCCCACGTTACTGGTGTGACGCCTTTTCTGGGTTCTGCAACTCCAAACCGGAATCTTGCATTCCGAGCGTCGGCGACCATTCCTGGGGCCAGAAGATGAGGGCTAGTCCGCATGTCAACACCGACAAAGCCATTGTCGCCATCAGTAATTGGAGCGTCATCGTTCTGAGTGTATGTCCTATGCTGCCTCAATGGTAGAACCCTGCCTTTTGCAGGACCTTGTCCAGGATCTTATTGCTATGATCCCAGTTTAATTTCATACCCCTCTCAGACGCCTTTAGCTCCCTGTCGGACCTTCGGTTACTGTATACCTCTCGCATTCTATCAACAAGGCTGGCTTGTCTTGCTATAGCCCATAAACCTCTGTTGTCATAATGCCCGTCTGACTCTTGCAAATCATAGTCAACTGGGTATCCAACGCCTTCGTCAAAAAACTCAGTTATCCCACCGTAATTAACAGCGATGACGCTTCTGCCCGTGGCCATTGCCTCATGCTGATGCAACCCCCAGCCCTCACCTTTTGACGCACTGACAAAGCAATCAATGTTTGCATACCAGTCAGCCAGTTGCTTGCGAGTCCAGAACTCCTTCTTGAACTTGATCCTGGGATCATCAATATCGACGTCTGGGTCATCAGGGTGACACTTAACCAATAGCCTTACGTCTTTCCTGCTTTTCGGGAATGCCTTCTTCCAGGCATCAACCACTTCAGGTAAACCCTTCCTACAGCCCCCAGCAAAAGTCCTTCCAGCAGTTCCGAAGATGTAAACATCTTTCTTCACCGGAGGGGTGTATCGATACATCTCTGTATCTATACCCATGGGGACCTTGACCATGGGCCTCTTGACCCCCTGAGCGTTAAAACAAATCTGATTGAATGCACTAGGCACCACAACCAGATCTGAGTTATTCAGATTAATCACACCATCCTTGTTCAACCTAGAGGTCTCCCACATGGTGTTATAAACAGTCCTCTTGTCCCCTCTAGGGGAAAAGGACGGACAATGGATGATCATTTGCCAGTCCTCCAGTTGGGGCTGATTGACCAGGGAATCCCTGATCAGTTTTGGTATAGGGCCTCTCCCGAACTCAGCCGATACAGGATAAATTGTTGTGTATCGACCCAGTTTGGCTAAACCCTCCGCAACTCGGAATAAATGTAGGCTGTAAGATGAAAAGCCATCTACAACCCCCCTCAGACATGCTCGCTTCATAAATCATTTGCCAAGGAGATTTAAGGCTTGCTGAATCATGGGCTGAGTGCCTGCAAGCTTTTGTTCTACCCTAACCTTGGACTTTACCTCTTGTGCTATTGATTGATCTAGCTTGGACAACTGCTCCTTAAACTCCTGAGCAGCGGACACTGCTGAAACAGCAGCACCTTTCCACTTCTTGCCCTTGATGTGTGCGAAGATTCCAAGCAGTGCCAACACACTGTTTGCAACAAGTCCTCCGTATGGGGCTGGAGTGAAGTCTCCAATCAATGAAACAGTGGAAGCGACTTTAGGGGAAACGACATATCCGTTTGTGGACACAACCTGAACCGGGCCTTCTGGAGTCTCGACAGTGTTGGTGACGGTGACTGGATCATATACCTTGTCACTGACAGTCTCTAGCTGCTTGCAGCCAGAGAGGAAGTATACGGCACTTACAAAAAAGGCCAACTCAATCGCTTTCTTCATCTTTTGTTCCTTTAATAATTTTTGACCAAACCACAACGCACTTGCCCAGCATGTAACCAGCAGTTGCTAAGGCTATGCCTAGCCTAGCCCAATCCTCCATCCCCTCCGCCCAGGACACCGTCCAACCGATAGCCCCGATGCACAGAAACCTGATTGCATCAGTAGCCTCGCTTGCCACCCTTTTTGCCCCCTTTTTTAGTTCCTTTGCTCATTACCACTTCACCTTGTCGGCCCAATATGCTGCTGACATTTTGCCCTTAGAAATGTTTTTGCCGTGACGGGCTTTAAAGCTGGCTCGCCTGGCCTTCTCAGACTTGGTCTGAGGGTTTTTGCCAGCTCCACTTACTCCCTGCTGCCCAAACCTGATCAGCTTAACATTATCGCCTTCCTTGGCTAATACCGCGTGAGACTTCTTTGGGTGGCTGGGCGTCCTCTTGGGCTTGTTGTAGCCAGAGAACTTTTCGCCTGATCTCTCAACCGTCATGCCCAGACTCTGCGGGGTGTTGCTGGGGTTGGTGCAACGATAAATCCATAAAGCGGCACAGCGTTCTCGCCCTCGAGGCAACGAAGATTTACGTGCCAGCCAGCCACTGCCACTGGGGCCTCCAGTTCATTGCCCTCAGCATCCCAGCTTCCGCCGTTGTAGATCACACCGAGTGTGTCGATGTTGCGGAATTTAGGACGGTCCTCCCATTCGGTGGCAACAGGCTCGGCCTCTGGGTCCGAGTTGTCCCAAGCAACCGCCACTTTGTCATAGAGGTTTGCCTTGGCTTCCTCCTCGGAGGCGAACTTAAGCATTAGGTCGGTATAGTGCATATCAATTGATTGAGTGTCAGTGGTTAGAATCAGGACGTGAGTGAAATCAGGTTCGTGTCTGATAGGGCTTCTCCGTAGACGGCAATGCGTTTGATGTGACCGTTGAGCGGGCCGCCGCCGCCATTATCAGTGCCGATATTAAGCTTGCTCAACTGCTGCGGAAGTTGGCCACTTGTGTCCTCACTTACCGCGCCTCCGTTGTTAACCAGTTTGAATGAGTTGGTGTCGTAACTGATAGCAAACTTACGGTCGCTCATCGTGACAGCTTCGCTGACAACTCCAACTGATGCATTGCCGTCGGCTGCCACTGTCAATGAAGTTGGAGTTCCGGTTCCTCCAGACTGCAACAACACTCGATTCGAGGTCGTCGTGTCGGTTAAGTCAAACAGTGTCGGGTAGAATGTGCCGTTGACTGGCCCGGCCTCGACAACTACTGAGCCAGACCCAGTGCCAAACAAGCTAGAGTCAGTCATAGATAACGACTCTAGCGCTCTGGTGGCGGTGCTGCCCTCGACTTTGATGTAACTGCTCGCAAACGAGGCTTGTTCCATCTGCGCCCCCCAGAGTAGGACTCCTGAGTAGTCGTCCCCGTCGAACGACAAATTCCCGCTGTTGTCCACTAAGCCAAGTAGAATATTGGTTGCAGACGTAGAAGCCGCAGTTTCTGTGACTGAGCAACGAAACCAACCATTCCCGCACGACTGAATCTGCCCTGAGCCACTGATAACTGAGGCAGAACCAGAACCAGTGAGTGTGAACGTGGTAGAGACACCCCAAGTCGCTGGGTTGCCAGCTCGCATGTTAAATTTAGTGTAACCGGCAGCTTTCACATAAACACTCAGGGTGTATGTTGTGCCGCTTGTAAACGAAATCGCTTTTGCTAAGTAGTGATTCGTGCTGGACCCCGTAGATGCGGCAACAAGCAAATCAGCCACAAGCTGGCCTGATGGCGCCACTCCGGCATTTGCCGTGACAGGCGTATTGTATTTGGACCAATACGCATTATCAAACTCCTCACTGTAGTTTAGGAGGTTGGTGCTTTGGCTCTCCAACAAAATGCCCATAGACTGACCGTCTGCGGGGTCGTATTCAAAGCGAGGTTGCCCAGCAGTGGCCACCGATTTGAGTGTGGGGGCATACTCACGGTGAATTTGGGTTGTGGTTTCATTAAGGACAGTCTCGCCAGTGGTGGACACGTTAGCTCCCCACATTAACACGTCTGCGGTGTCTGCATTGGTTGGACTCTGCCCGCCTCGCACTCGTATTCCAAATGCAGCAGAGGCAGCAGCAGTTGCCGTTGTCGTAAATTTCTGCCAAGAACCGGTGACTGTTGCTGCGGCAGCGTTGCCGTCCGCTTGGTAAACTTGTATTTCGTAACTGCTGGCTCCGTCAGTCGATTTCAACCAAACGGAAAACGTAACGCTATTGCCAGACGGGAGATTGATTGATTGATTGTAACGGCTATTGCTGGACGTGTCGGTTGCACCGTTTAAGTTTAGCTGCACTCTGGTGGCTTGGCTTGCAGTTCCGTCTGGAGAGGCTGCGTGATTGGCTGTTATTGTCGGAGTGGATGCGCTGCCGCTTGCCGCTTCGGTCCAGTTGGCCGTGCCGGTTTTTGAGTCTAGCAGCAAATTCTCACTGCTCAGGTGTTTTTCATTACTCCAGAAGTGAACAGCAGAGGCAGCAGCTTTGTTCGTGTCAATCGGCGAGTCTGGCCGGCTGAACGTCATCCGTGGGTCAATGCGGCCACCGTTCGACGAGAAATTTGCCTGAAAGACGGGAGCCGACGATGGGAATGAATCTGAGTAGCTCATAATTAAACAATTTTTAAAGTTCCTCCGTCTGAATATATTGTACCAGATGCGAGGCCCGAACTAGATGTTGGGATGTTTGAAAACTGCGTGTTGCCCGATACCTCAAGCTGTCCCACCGAAACGCCCGCTGAGTCCTGAAAAGCCATCGACCCAAGCTGGCCGTTCAGCGGAACCTCGTTGGGTGCCGTGCCAACGTCTGGGATTTCAAGATTTGCCTTGGCACCATCCAAGGTGCTGGCACCAGTTCCACCTTCACCAATCTCAGTAGTTCCTGGGGTGACCTTGACGTAGGCACTGCCGTTATAAACTGCACTGTCGCCTACTGCATAACTGATAGAAAGATGCGTGAAGGCCGTATTAACAATGTAGAAGTCGCCCTGAGTCGTGCTGGTCAGATCAGACCCGCTGTCAGCAGTGCCAACAAAGTTGATTCCGTTGGTGACACTGTCTGGGAGCTGGTCTGGGTTCAGCTTATTGTCGGAACCCAGGGTGGCTATTCCGTAGGTTGAAAGGTCGCCTGCAAAAGAGGTTGCGATGTCAGCCTTAACATTTCCCGTGGTGATCTTTTGGGTGCCGTTAGTGCTGCCATCTATAACGAAGTTTGAGTCAGCAGCGAGTGTCGTCGCTGTCTTGCTCAGATCTTTAATGCGTGTAGTTGCCATGTCTATTCTGGGTCAGGTGCGTCTTCCTGTAGGGTTAAGAAAAATTCTTCAATATCTGTTTGCAGGAACATGCCATCGTCATCGATGAGGAAAGTTCCCTCAACAACAGCATCGCCACTAGTTGTGGCAATCGATGGTAGCCCTAGGCCTAGGCCGATCATACATCGTAAGCAGTGATTTCACCTGAAACGACCGTGATGGACGTAGCTCGGCAGCATCTCCAATAAGATCCCGCCTGGAGGTTGACCCCCGTAAGGCTACCAAGGCCTGAGCTTGTGACGTTCAAAATGGTTCCAGCGTGTGCAAATACCCAGGAGAAGTTTCCGGTGATGGTTCCACCCCCTGATTGGTATTGTCCGGTGTCAGATCCCAAGCTTCCATCTTGGCCAACTCTGACTGTTCTGTATTTGTCGGTAGTATCGACTCCCGTTATTAATGCAGGCATTTATAGTTTAGGTGTTTGTCACCTAGAGTAAAAGAGCTAACTAATAACTCGCTACCTGTAGCCGGGTCGTTTGACCCTGCTGGGTATGAAGCTTTAATAGCTCATGATCTAATGCTCCTCGGGCGTCTGATTCTGCGACTCTCGCTCGATCCAACTCTCCATTGTGCCGCAAGTAATCGGCATAGGTTCCGCGGATGAGGTAGTCGGTAAAAATGTCTGGGACAGACACTAGGTCCCAGTAAGTAGGCTGTGCAGTTGGGCTATTGTCAGACCCACTAGCAACAGATTGATTCGCGGTGTAGAAGTTTCCCGCGCTTGTGTCATACACCTGGTCTCCTGCCACGTATGAAGAACTCGAAGAATATCTTTCTCCTGTCCATGTGGGAGGAAGTTTTCTGAACAATACAAACACTGTTGTGTTTGACTCAGCTATCTGAACTCCGTTTTCGCTCAGATACCAAGTGAGGTCCTGATTATCTTGGTTTGATTTGGGCGATTTGTTCCAGACCGCGAAAACCTCTGACATCTCTGTCTGGCCATCTTGGTTGAGAGCAACATAGTTGCCTTCAACACCACCAGATTGCGTCACAGTTCTTTCCTCTGTTACGCAGACGTCTGGCCATTTAGCAGCCTGCCAAGCGAACTTAACTCTCCTGGATGCAAGATCTCTGAAGAGCCTCCATTCAATGGTCGCCAAAGTAGTGCTATCGATCCCCGACAGGTTGAGGACCTGGTTAAGCAATTGGCTGTATTTGACAGGGCTAAGAGCCATATCCTACCTGGGTCTTCCCAGTGCCGCCCGACTTTACTTTTAGTTCAGGATTTTTCTCAGAGATGTATTTGCGGAAGGAAGGATCTTTCCAAATCTCCTTGCCCTCTTTGCGGGTCCACTCATGGTAGACCTTGGAATCCACCTCCATGATTGGCCTGCCTATGCCGTCAACCGATTTGCGGTTTTGGTTTTGACGAGCAATCTCGCGTTGTCTGGCAGCAGCTTCACCGTGGCTTTTGTGGTAGCCTTCGTAATGTTCCCTGGCCAGTTTCTCTCTGAGTTGTTCTGAGTAGTCGGACATGTTTTTTAAATTGGCCCCGGAAATGGGGGGAGCCACTCAGCTCCCCCCGCGTCCGAGGGTTGGTTTTTGCCCCAGTTACCCAGGGCAAATTCTATTAGAGGGCAGGGCTGAACTGCCCCAGACCGATGGGGTTGCGAACCTGGAGGGCTGCGCGACCTTCGATCAGGAAGCGTTCGCCGCCACCTTTGTCTTCAAAACGCTCGATGGTTGGCTGCTTATTGACACGGAGATCAATCTTATCCATATCGAGCAAGTAGCCACGGCCAGCTTCCTGCGCGTTGCCAGCAGCGTTGAACCCAATGAAGTTATCAGCGATCACTTCAACAGAACCAAAGTCACCATCGAAGATGGTGGTGGTGTTGCTGATGCGGGTGCCGTCACCGTCGTAGTTCAAGTTGCGTTGGCTGTATCCAGCGGTTGCAATTGTGCGGGTGAAGTCCGTGAATGCGCGGCGCAGGGTTGCGTCGGCAAACAACTTGTAATCACCAGTCATACCAGTTGCAGACCAGATGGTTTGCAGCATGGTCTGAATGTCGGACTCAGTAATGTCAGCAGTGGGGTCACCGTTGATCTGGCCAGCCGCAGGACGGAAGGCAGCAGGAACTTGGTGGCCACCGCTCTGAGCAGCGATGTTCGCAGTGTCACGAATCCAAACACCCAAGCCGCGAAGCAAGTAAGGGTTGGTTCCGTCATCGGCATCATGCTCCTGATCGGAAAGCAGGGTTGCTTCCATGTTGCGGACCAGCTCAACGCCAGCCTTAGCAGAAGCTTCTGCAATTTCATTTCCAGAACCGAGGCCAGCAACGTCGGACACTTCCTGAGCCAAACGCGAAACCTGGTAGGCTTTGCGGAAGGTTTGGAGGTAGCTAGACAGCAGCGCACGACTAGCAGCGTGGTTGTCATAAGACGACACGTCTGTGCCATCAACCGTTCCACCGAGAGCAGGGGCCGCATACGAATCGACAGGCCATGAGATAAATGTATTCTGCGGGGTGGTTCCTTTGTTGACGAGACTCATGAAAGGCGTGGCCTTTTCATCGACTCGCGTGATGAGGTCTAAAAGGTCTTCTCTTTTTGCGACCTGATTAATTTCAAACAGCATTGCCATGGTATAATCCTTTTGTTTTTAGATTTTAGCAGCAGCTCTAATCCAATCTTTCAGACCATCCCTAGAACCTGATTTGTAAATCCTGTCTCTGGCTGACTTCATCTTTTGTTCCGAATCGCTGACAGCAGGCTTGGTAGCCGCTGGTCTTCCTGGTTGTGGAGTTGGATCTGGGGTCCTAGTTTGCTTGGTTCCCTTTGCAGCCTGCTCCTGTTCTACATAGAAGCCGACCAAGGCCCTTGCTAAATACAGGTCCACATCCTGGAGGTTTTTAATTCCAGGGTTGGCCTGTTTGACCTGATCTACCCACGCCCTTGCTGGGTTTTTCGGATCGCGCAACCAAGGGTATTTGGTTACAGCGAATTCAAAAGATCGTGCCTGCTGCTCGATTTGCTTTCGTCTTTTCGGAATGTCTGACTCGCGGCTAAATTCTGCGTTGAGTGCCAAGTCTTCCAACCATGCCTCGACGTCTTCAGGCATGTTCTCCCCTACTCTCTGTTGAATTTCTCTTTCAACAGAATCAGGGTCACGCCTGTAGCGACTAAGGCTACGTTTTGCCCATCGTTCAGCAGCTAATGCGTCATCCTCAAGCCTCTCCAAATCATCGAAGGTGTCGGCCTGAGCTACCATTTCAGAGATGCTACTTTCCTCTTTGGGTTTCTGGGATTGCTTCAGCTCATATTGTTCCTGACGCATCTCATGGAGTTGTTCTTCCAACTCGCGTTTCTGAGCGGTCAGCTTGTTAATGCGCTTCTGCCACCCGGTCTCCCTCTGAGGGTCTTCCGGTTCTTCCTGAACACTTTCCTCGACCTGCTGCAATGCATCGTCTGGAGGTTCAGGAGCGGGTGTCTCTTCTGTGTTTGTAGGAGCGTCTTCTTGAGGTGTTAGTGATGCAGCTATTGCATCCCTCAATGCGTCCATGCCACCAAGTGGAGTCTCTTCCCCAGAGGCTTGGTTTTCCTCTGGCTTAATATCAGGATTGTCCATGCTGTTAACGGTCGCAAGCTACCGAGAAGTCAGGAGTTCAAGGCACCCCAGGGGCCTATAGTTAACCTCGGACAAGGTCAAAAAAACCGTCGCAAAGTTTATTTAGGTGTCAACCCCTATTTCTTCGTTGTTACGGTTGGCCGATTCAAAGATCGACTTAAACTCTGAATGCAGGTCTTGAATTGCAGCCAGTCTGCCAGCACAAAAATGTCTCTCTGAGTCATTAGCCTCGGGCAATGTAATCAGATTAACATCTGCTTGGGCCGCTTCATCCAAGATCCAGAAGATGGACTGTCGCACAGGGTGTTCCTCTGGCAGGGAAAAGGCCCTCAACAATTTCTCGGGGTATTCAAACACTTGTTCAGGCATTTGGATTTACCCCCAATCGTCCGATCTGCTTATTTTGTTGTTGCATCACGCTCATATTAAGGTTCTGAGAATACATCTTCAGCAGTTCTTGGAACTGTTGGTCAGCCTCAAGCTGCTGTTGATATTTCGGATTGTTCTGAATGATCTGTTGGAGGAACTGCATCTTGATAGCAGCCGCTGGGTCATTCTCGACCAGCTTAGAAGGCGAGTTTCCAAGAGCCATGTATGCCACCTGAGAGTTCACCTCCTCAAACATTGCCTGACTGGCCTCTGCGTTCTGAATGACAAGCTCGTCAGCCAATGACGGATCAATAACTTGAAGCTTTTTGCGGATCAGCTTGGTGCGATCCACGATACCCATGGTGTCTTCAGGCAGCACGAACTGAGAAATCGCCTGAAGCTTCTTCTCAACGAACTCATTGTCCAACTCCCTAACATCGAAATGCAGGTTGAAGTTGAAGTTGTTGGGGTCCCTGGGGATAGGTTTACCTGTGCCTGTAACTACAGCGAACCTCTCGTCATCGTCGAATCTCTGGGTGAGATCCCACATACGGTTGACAACTGTAGACATGTGGCGCAACCAACGGTGAACGTAGGCTTGTTGCCGTAGCTGCGTTTCTACAGGCGGCACAGCGGAATTTGGCCTACCAAAGTATCGATCAGTCCTTACCTGGATCTGGTCCATGAGCTGGAATGCAAGGTCAGCCCCGCGCTTAGGTGTATCCATCCAAGAGATATCGCCGGGCCTTTGCTCAGACACCTGGACACCTGGGCCTATTTTAATGCGTTGACCATAGCGCAATGGGACGCGGAGAGGTGGAAGTGTGTCGAAAGATGATCTGTCAAACACCTGGTCAGCCTGAGCCTTATACTCAGCCTGCCATGTTTTCACGATCTCGCTGACACCCCTAGACTCAATAGGTGATCTGCGTGTTTTCTCGCGGGTAAAACACTCAAATGGGTAGGTGTCCCCTGCCTCTGTTACCAGCTCATGCTGTGCAAAGCATTCTTCACCCTTCTCATCCTTGTGCATGTAAGGGCTGAACACAGTCTGGTAGATTCCAGGGTTGCCGTTCTCAGTAACACGCCTTGAGTATGCATGCACAATCTCTACGAGGTTGCTTCGATCATCCAGCTTCTCACTGTTACCTGTTACTGGCGAAAGCCCCGTGTCCCACACGGTGGTGTTGCGTCCTGCTGTTCGCTTGATCTTTTCAACAAACTTTTCATCCCAATCACCGTTAGTGGCTTTCTCCTCGATCTCTGCCAAGGTGTAATAATCGCGTCGAAAGATGGCCCTGGCCCTGTGCCAATCCTGTGTTTCAGGCGGGAACAGGATCTCAAAGTAAGGTCGAAGAGCTACAATGCTAGGTTGGTTTTTCGTCATCTGAGGCACGTCGAACACAGTCTTGCCTGTCTTTGCGACCTCGTTGATGTGTTTGAGTGCCTTCTGCCTCTTCAGGCCTGGGTTGCTACCAACCAACAGGTCAGCCAAGTATTCCTTCTCGTTTTTGAGAGCCGACTGGAGTGCCTCGATGTTTGGTGAGTTATCGGTTCCTCCCATGAACCGGGCGAGGCCTTCGAGGGATATTTGCTGTGGGACCTGGGCATAGCAGCGATCCCAGGTAGTGTGAAGAACACTCCAGCCGTATTGTGCTGCATATTCTGCGTGGAGTTCCAATTCCTCCTCAAAGTCAGGTTGCAACACTGTCTGCAACATCCACCGAAGATAAACGCCGACCGCACTGGCATCTTCATGGTCTTTGCCCTCCACTCCTCCTACGTTCAAAGCAGCACGGCTGAGAGCGGAGGTAGACAACTGCACCATGAAAGAACAGACCTCATCTGCAAGACGGATGCGAGTGTCAGATGCACCCTCCCAGGGAAAGGGTTGCTGCCCTAAGTCTCTTGCGTGTTTCTTGCCGTCCCTGCTCTGTCCATTCCAAGTCGAGAATCGTGTTTCATCGCTTTCCCTGACTCGGTAGGTGATCCGCTCGTCGCTGTAAGATCGAACAAAGTCCTTGTGAAGCTCGGAGATGTTAGGGTCCGTGGTGTGCTGGAGTTTATCTCCGTCAACGTAGTTGCTGTGCATGGTGTTTGTCACCTAGGGCCTAATATGACCCTGGTTCTGATGTGTATTCGGCCTGACGTGGGACATACATTGGGTCCATTAAAATCAGGTAGCGCAAGGCGTCACAGGGATCTTTGCAAGCCCCTTTGTCACCATCCGCATTAGTCCACGTCCTCAGACTGTAAATTAAGTTACCGCACTCCTCGGAGATATAGAGTTTCGGCTCATTAAGAACCGTCAATTCTTCGGCCAGATTATAGGCAAACAAATTATTGACAAGAGCAACTGATTCGTCGATATGCGCCATGCTCGCTGGAACAAAATGTAACCCGTCCTGAGTCACCTGTCCTCCTGCACCTCGGTCTGGTGTAGCAAGCAAATCTATCAACGATTGGTTGTGTTCTCGCTGACCTAACACAGCAGTTCTACCAGCTCTGGGATCGATGTATCTCTCATGGATCCCGCCATCAGATTTCTCCACTTCCCTGATCAACTGTTTCCACTGAGCTATGTTTCGACCGCAATCTGCTGTTTGTGCAGGCCCAGGTTTACCGTCGAGCTTGCTGCTTGGAACAGCCCATTCCCCATGGTTCTTGTAGTCAGGGAACTCCCTGTAGACAAAAACACGACCGAGGTCATCCACCCTAGCCCATAGAAAGAACCAATTCCGATCTCCTGGTGTAGGGTCACAAACCATGTAGTTTGTGCCTTCCCTAGGAACATCAGAGGCTTTGATAATGTTGCGATCAGTGAACCGAGGGAACTTGCCTGTAACAGGGTTGGAGACGTAGCCATAGGCCCTAATCTCTAGCTCTTCCCTAGTCCTCCCTTTCAGTGTCTTCTGTAACCTGTCAAAAGGCGTATACGGGTTCCACTCCGAGAAAAACCAAAACAGCTTACCGCTACCATTCTTGGTCCTCCCCTTATACGGCATGTGACCAGGAGGGACTCCAGGGATTGTGCCAGGGCTTTTAGGATCAATCAGCTTGGCCTTCCTAGTCTCCTCGATCATGGCACCGTCCATGGCCGATTTAACAGCCGTAGAATATCCCTCGATTGGAGTAAATGTGATCAACATCTTCCCCTTGCGCGAGACAAGACGGTATTTAAGCGTCTCCACCCAGGCTTGTGGCACCAACTCATCAAACCAGATCAGGTCCAACTCAGTTCCCTCTAAAGTGCTGAGATCCTGAGTGTAATTTTTGAACCACATCTGAGAGTGGTTAGGGCCTACAATAGTCCTCCCTGAGAAGCCATTCTTCTGGGTGAAAGATATGTTCGCTACAGATCGAACAGCTTTTTTCTGTTCCTTCCATTGTAACGGAAGATACGTGTGAATGTAGGGCTGCTGAACCTGTATACTAGAGTCATTGCTAGAGTGACAGCACCAGATCTTCATGTTTGGCCTGTTCACCATGGCCCTGACCATCCTCGAAGCTAAGTAACGACTCTTGCCACCACGATTGCCACCGAAGATGTAAATCACATCGATGTCAGGATTGTCGATCGCATCATCGACATCTTTCCAGTGATCAAAGACTCCAGAGGTATTATGATGATCCGTTCCATAGGTGTATGGATCAGCAGCCTCAAGCTCAATCAGTTCTTCCCTCTTTTGGTAATACTCAAGAAGCTTCCCCTGATCATTCAGAGCTTCAGCCTCTTCCCTGGTAGGGATCTTGATGATGGGATGCGGAGTCCACTTCATGCCCAACGATCAAGTTGCTTTGGAACACCCTTGCAGATCAGCTTATCTGTCCCTTTCTCAACCCATACAGGGATCTCCAGGCCCTTTTGGAACAACTGATTGTCCTTCACCCTCACCAACCCTATCTCGGTCTTAATCAGGCTCCTGTTGAACGGTCTCTCAACCACCCTGGTCATCCTTGGCTCTTTGCCAGCTCTCCACCTAAGGTCAGGTGTTTCCAGCATAGACCTGCGTTTGGCAGGTCTTCCCCTCGTTCGCTTCTTTGTTTCAGACATAAAATAACTCCTCGCAAAAGGTGGTCCTAGGCAACTTCTGGCTCTTGCTCATGTTGCACCTAGGACACGCCACCCTCAAATTCCAAGGCTCATGTGGGCCTCCCCTAGAAATAGGGATGTGATGGTCAATGTGATAACCAGACTCAAAGTCCCCACAATAAAAACAAGGCTTGCCTACCAATGGGTTCACCATCAAATCAGCCCAATCAGAACACCCCTGTGCATCGCCTTGCCTCTTCTTGGCCCTATATTTGTGGCAATGGAGATTGTGCTTATCCAGGTTAGCCTTCTTCCACTTGCGGCTACAGGCCCTCACAGAGGCCTTGTTGGCCTTGTAATAGGCATTGCCATAGGACCGATACTTCTCAGGGTTACGGGCCTTCTTGGCCGCACACGAACACCTGTTTGAGCAATACTTTGCCCAAGGCATCTTTGATTCATAAGTGGCCCCACAGACCACACATTGTTTTTCCATGACTCCTCCCAAAAGTCATTTACCAACCCGGTGGGAGAAGTGCGTTTGACATTTAGCGACCCCTCTTAAATGTCAAAGAGGAGGGCCTTTTGTCATCTGGGGTGTAAGTGGAGATCCGCAACGATTTCTTCATTCCTAGACAATGAGTGACCCCCCCTACCCCCTTTGTCTAAGCGGTGTTAGTCATCTTTCGCACAATACTTATAGTGTCTAATTGAGTGCTTTACCCATGATTGTTCTCTGGCAACGACTTAGGCTCAACGACCTCTGCATCTATGATATCTTTCTCTCTTTTAGTGGCCTCAAGTAGTTCTTTTAGACTATCTGAGGTAATCTGAACGGACCTGTGTTCAACTATTGTCGAAGGTTGGCCCTCTATCTGGAGAATTTTGTCAGTTACGATGCCGAATGGGACGGAACAATCCTTCCCCTTCATTTCCCCGTTCTCCACTGCTTCATGCATCTTCCCCAACAGTGCGTCCCTGGTTGCTTTAAGTCTATTGAGCAGAGCAGCTTTACCATTAGCCTCTATATCCTCCCTCTTGGCTATAGCTGCTATGGTTTGCTGGTTAGTTCCGAAGATTGCTGAGAGGACTTTCTGTGAGACACCCTCCTTGATCCCTCTGACCAAAGCTGCGTATCTCTCAGGATCCTTCCGCTTGAGTTCCTGGCCTGTATATTGGGTGTCAGTAGCTTTCCTTTCACCCCACTTAGTGAGACTGCCTTTAGGCATAAAGTAATGGGAGGTGGAGAATACTTGACTGTATTCTTCCAACCTCCCATCCAAGTTTAATCATTTTAGACACATTCCGCAATACCTATGTTAGTCACCATCAATCAAATCCTATGACTGGACCCTGGAAAAAGCTCTTGAGGGCCTTGATGCCTCCTACAGTGCCGTTCAGGCATGTCAGGATTATGTCAGCTATGGTGAGGCAATAGATGCGTTCTGTGTCATATCCGTCAATGATGTATGGCTCCCAGGTGTTTGGGTCATCGGAGGGTTGTTTTACGCCTGACCATGGCCCTGCGACTTGGGCAAGGGCGTATTTGCCTCCTGCCAGAGGGACGAATATGGCGAGGATCATGTAATTTGTCTCTGGGTTCCACCACTGGGCGGTGACTCCGTGTTGGTGCTTGAGGCACACTGTTGGTTTTAGGTTCATTGGTATTCTTCTCTTTGTAACCCCAACCCTCACAGTCTGGACACAAATCCTGGGTCCTAGGCGTCACTATCCACCCGGTTCCTCTGCATGTCTGGCATATCACGCGGTCTTTTCCTTTTTACGGGCCTTCCATTGAATTGTGCTGGGTCTCCACCTCTGGTAGACCAGAAGTGTTCGCATCCATTGTCAATATCAGTGGCTAGGCCGTAGTAATCCAGCCCTTCATCGTCGCTCTGTTTCGGTATGTCTTCCATTAGAATGGGTATGTCAGTTTCTCCTGGGGAAGAGCGTAGAGATCTCCTCTTCCAAAGTTAGTGATGTTCTCCTTAGCCAGTAGCTCTTGCTTAGTGGCTAGGCCCACAAACTTGTAGGTGGGGAATGTGCCTACCATCAGTGCGTAGAGATCCACTCCTTCACCCTTCCACTTGGCGGCTATGAGATGTCCCTTGGCGTATTTGGTGGTCTTGATGTCCACGGTAAGGCCATTGTGAAGAATGCAGTCAGCCTCTGGTATGACCTCTATCTGAAAGTCAGGGTAGACGTTGAAGATCTTGCAGTAGGCCATCTCACCCGCAATACCCTCTAGATCGGTCTCCTCGTCACTCTGAGGCCCTTTCCGCACATTCACCTTCCCTTGCTGCCTAGCGTGTTCATGACGCCTTTTAGCGAGGAATTTCGCGTATCTCTGCTCTTCAGGTGATAGCGTGACTTCCATGTAGTTACATTTGGCTCCAGGTGTTTGTCACCTGGACCAAAAAATCTTGCTCCGACATCGCGTTAAGTATGGAGTAATCAGCCTTCACAGATTTCACACTGGTCTCGGATACATGCTCATCTTTCAGCCCTGTATCTCTGATGATCTTCCAGACCTGACCACCCAGGTTCCTGACCCACTCACCCTCAAACGGAAACCTGACGTCATCAATGATCAGCATGTTGTATCCATGGTTCCTGTAGTGGTTCCATGCCTCCAGCAATCGTTTGATCCAGACGTCCTTTCCATGCAGCTCTTTCATGGACTGACCTACTGCCTGATATACGGGCCTCAGGACTGCCTTATCCTCTTCTTTGTAGGTCCCAAAGATCTTTGCCACCTCTGCCTTAATTGGATCTCCAAAACCCAACCTGATAGGCACTAGGCCCTGCTGTTCAGCTAAAGCAATGAGATGCCTCGCTGCTGTTGTCTTCCCACTACGTTTGGTCCCTGCCAAACCTATGATGAATTCACTCTTCTTCCCCGTCATCAGTTCCACCTGTTGTTTACCTGCTGCTCTTCTTCTTCCTCGTCCTCTTCCTGGTCGTCCTCAAAATCTGAATCTGCCTGCACATCAAAATCTGAATCTGCCTGACTCAGAATAGACAACCCATACATCAGGTTACCTAGTTGCTGGGGGGTGTTCACTTCATTAAGACATTCGACGATATTACCCTCATGATCTTCGAGAGAGATAGTGATAATCATTTGATGGAATTGACTAGTATGGGGCCTTCCTCGACTCCCTTGAATCTACTATTCCATCGCGTGTATTCCAAGCTCACCTTGGCCTCTTGAACTCCATTTCGATTCTTTCGGATCCAGAGGTTCACAATCCCATCATCTGGCTCCTCATCGGAGGTGTTCTTCATAAGAAAAGCTACGCTGTCAGCGTCCTGTTCTGCTGTCCCAGAGTCCCTTAGATCTGACATCCTGGGTATCTGCTTCTCCCTCTTCTCAATCTCCCTGTTCATCTGAGCCAACAAGATCACCGGAACCCCGCATTCGAGTGCCATGACCTTGATGGTTCTGGTGATTGCTCCAATCTCATTAACCCGGTTCTCATATCGTCCACCACTCCTTATGAGAGTCAGGTAATCGATGACCAACATGTCCACTCCCTTGTCCTGCACAAACCTCCTGGCTTGAGACCTAAGCTGGTCCACGGTGATGGCTGGGGTGTCCTCAATGTGGATCGGTAGCTCGAAGAAATCCTTGGCCGCCTTAGCAAGCTTGGTTTTGTCGCCCATGCCTGTTTTCAAGTAGTGCCTCACATCCTCTCCCGACATGATGGCAACAGCTCTCTCAGCAATGGAGTTGTAAAGCATCTCAAGGCTCCAGATAGCCACCTTCTTGCCCTGCTTAGCTGCTTGGATAGCAAGGAACATGGAGAAAGCAGATTTACCACCACCTGGACGTCCTGAGATGATGTAAACAGCCCCAGGGAGAAACCCTCCAAGCTTGTCATCCAAACCATATATCCCACTCTTGATGGATAGGTCTGGGACACCGCCATCCTTAGCACTCTCTAGAACGTCCATAAAGGCCCTCTGAGCCTCTTTCTGATCCTTCTCGGTAGTCATACCCTTAGTGGTCTCCCAAAGAGCGTCCTGAAGGCCCTGAAGAAGCTTTTCGGGATCTTCCTCCTGCTGTGCTGCTGTCAGTGCATTGTAGTGCTTCATGAACACCTGACGCCTCACATACACGGCATAGGCTTGTTCAGCATAGTAGGACAGGTTTGAAGCGGTTGAGGATTCACGTATCAGGTCGTCAATGTAAAGGGCTTCAGACATGACTTGGCGACTCACTGTGAACTGGTCAATGGTTCCTCCAGCTTTGGAAACAGACTCACAAGCAATCCACACGCGACGGTTCCTGGGATCAGCAAACCAATCCTCTGAAATGCCGAGTTCCTCGGCTTCCGAAAATGCACCAAGAAGGACACAGCCTAAAAGGCCCTTCTCAGCGAGGATGTCCTCGGGAACATCGTAATCGATAGTGATGGTGTTTTTCTTAGCGGAAATCATACTTTGTAGAACGGTTTCCCTGCCTTGATGTCAGCAGGGACGGAGCGAGAGACAGAGTTCCTTTTGGATCTTCCAGCAAGGATGATCTCAGTCATGATCTCATCCCTCTCCTCCTTATTACTATTACTATATATATTATCTCTATTAGTTAGTGTCCGTCCTCGCGGACATGTTATATCGTTAACGTGTCCGTCATCGCGGACACGTCGTTGGGCCTTGGTGTTAGTCATAGAGGCCGACTCTATCGGCTTTCCCTTGCCCCTGGCTAGATAGCAAGTGGATCTGCCTGCCTTTTTCTGGATCAGCCATCCGTGTTCAACCAGGGTTTTCAGAGCTTTCCACAACCGGGTCTTACACACTCCGATCCTCTTGGCCATGGTTCTCTTGTCGTCGAAGCAGCAGCCCCTCATGCACACGTAGAGGTAGGCCTCCCTCTCGATAAGAGAGAAGCCCACCTCATAGATGTGTTCAGGGACCCTTGGGATCATACTTCAGCCCAGGCTCCTTGGTAGAACTCCCGGTCGTAGTGCGGACTGTCGTATCTGAGAACTGGCTCAAACAGGTCCAGAAGATCAGCTACGGCTACGGCCTTCATGCGCTTGATCTTTCTTTTGATGTAAGCAGCCCGATCCCTCACGGTCGGCATGTCCAGCTCCACGTATATGTCAGCAATGTCGTCCATGGTGAATCCGTCACACAGGTGATGAAATATCATGCACAACTCTGCTGAGTCTTTCTTCATGATCCCCAACCGTGTTAAGTCCGGCCCACTCATAGATCTTTCATGGGCCTTACCGTGACAGCTTACGCATAACCACACGGTGTTTTCTCCGCTCCGTGACTTAGGCACTACGTGGTGCTGGTGGTTTGCTGGCTCCCCGCACTCAAAACATCTGTTTGACGTGTTCATCGCGCTTCCAGCTACAGCAACTCAATGATTCCAGATTCAACTTTAGGACACCGGGCATATTTCACCTTGATGCCTTTGACCCACTTGTTCCAGTGGTAGCAAAGTTTTGCATATACTTGGTATCGTGATGCGCCGTAGCTCTTTATTGGGGAATGCTTCAGCGCGAGGAAGTGGTTCCTCAGGACCAGTATGGGGTCATCTGATTCCATGTTAGTCCCCTTGCAGAAACGATCATGGAAAATGTAAAGGATAGCAGGGTTCCGCTTCATTGCCTGATAGAAAAAAGCCCCATAAGGAGGCCCAAAACAGATTGGCTTGGCAGCAGCAGAAGCGGCTGCTGCCTTAATATACCGCTCTTCGTCGCGTTTGATTTCATTTAAGATTTCGAGGTTGCCAATCGGTCCAGTTTTAGTTGTAGCGAGATTAATCCTAAACCTTACCAATGCTGCTAAATGGCTGCTGTATTTTAGGCCTGCAATATGAATCGAATCTGTAGCGCTTCGCGGCCTTCCGTTGTCGATCGTGAATATTGTCTTTTCGCTGCAACTAAGATTTTCGGCCACCATTAGTTTGACAGGCATGTTGGCTGCAATGACTGCATACAGCCGGTGCTGACCGTCAATCAGGTCACCATCCAGGTTGAACTTGATAGTTTCTCCATTCTCGATCCATTGGTTTGCCCTCATCTCCCTTTGGAATCTGGACACCAAAGGCTTCGATAGCCTGCGGTTCACGCGGTTTCTTTTCAGCCACTCCCTAGCAATTTGCGGGGTGACATTGACATTTTTAACACTCGGACTGTTATTCATTTGATTACTTTCTTTTTTAGGTATTCGATTAGTTCTTTTCCCTCTTCACCACATGCCCTCAAGCCAACCAGAAACGACCTTGCCTTGTGTCGATCCACCATGTTCGCATCCAGGAGGTCTCGCACATAGCTCAAGTATCTTTCTGCTTCGCCTGGGTCATGTGTTTCAGTTGCGGGGAAAACGGGAGGCAATGGAGTTCCTTTGTCATACCAGAACACTCGCTTGGCCAAAAAAGCCTCTGCAAAATCCTGCATCAACTTAGGCATTTTTCCCCATGCCTCCCGTTTTAGTTGGAAGACTCTCTTAGCTCTTGGCGACACCTTGGCTAGTCGAGTTGAAACGCGATATAATCGCTGCTTTGGATGGCGTATAGGAAGGCCATGCATCAAGCTTCATACAGGACAAAAGCTGCCTGTATGCGGCTACAACTTCAGTCTCAGCCTCCGCAACATCGGCTTCAGCTAAGATCAGTTGTGATGCGTCAAATGGAGGCTCAGTCTCCACAACAGCCCAAACCCACTTGCGAACCTCCACGCCTGCTTTCTGCAAGATCCTGGTGTAGTTATACTGCTGCCAGTCATAACCAAGGTCCCTGCATTTACGCAGGAATGCCCGCGGATTCGCTCCACCTTTGGCTGTTGTTTTAATGTCAATGACTGTGTCCCCGATCAACAGATCGACACGACACTTCACGTCAAGCCCCTTGACAAAGTCTTCGCAAAACACTGAGACTTCGGATTGAGGGTTCCGAATGTGAGCTTCTCTGACCTCCGACAATTCTGAGTATGCGGCAAACATCATCTGGATTGATCGGAGGTCGTCTTGCTTTATCACTTGAACGCCCTTCTCCTCTTGCTCTGCCCAGTATTCCTTGGACGCCTTTTTGCGCCTGTCCTCAAACTCAGGAGGACACACGCTGACCTCATCGTCGAACCTTGAACGCTCAAGCGCATACAGGTGAAAGAGGGTCCCCTTCTCCATGGAAGGAGACCGCCTTTCGGTGAAGAGCTTGTTGCGATAGGCATGGAAAGCCTTTGGCGTCACCTTAAACTTTTTGAGTTCACTGGTGGACAAAGCTTTGTCAGCCCTATACACAGGCTCGGCAAGGTTCTGATAGATCCCAGTTGAATAATTAGATCTGAATTTCATCAACTTCCTCCACCTGGTCATAATCAACGGGATGACCTTCCAACTTTTTGCCCTCAGGAGAAGATAACACTTCCATCTGGGTGCGTTCGTTCAGCTTGTCCCAGTTGTGTGGATGTTCCTCAAGCTCGTAGAACCAAGTGTCGTTTACAAGGGGCGGCACCGGGAATCTGAACTTACTCTCATCCGCATAATCCTTAAGGTCAGTTCCTGATACCCTTGGGACCGGCTTAAACCCGTCAACGTAAGCCACCAGATTCCCATCCGATCCGGTGAAATGTTTCACTTCAATCATTAGGGCCTTACCCAGGAATGCATCTAAATCTGATTTGACCATTGAGTATCCACCCGTGATCGCATCGACAAAATGCCGCAACTTTGCCTTCTCGCCTGTGGACAGGCTGACCTTTTTGCTAATGAAGGCAGGTTTTTCCGGTTCACCCTCCTTGTATTGCTTGCAGCATTCACTTGCCTCAAACATGAGCTTAATCATCGGCCTATGTTTGGTTACGTTGGCGAAGGTTTTAGGCTGAGTTCCAAGCGTGGCGTATCCAATAAACCTTGCGCTTGTCAGACCTTCAGGGATGTCCGGTGCAAAGGTTTTCTTTTCTCCTACTGGTTCAATCTTTATTGGCATTATTTTTTCCTTTCTTTTGTTGTAGTTGTCTTTGTTCTTCTAAGGACTTCAAATCCGCATGTTGCAGAATCTGAAGTAAATCTTCTGCGTTGGGGAAGATGGCTACCCACCTCCCAAAAATCCTCCACACGACGACCGGGATCTCCCACTCCTTGGCGTCACCCATGGCTTGAGCCATCCAGTCCCTGAGCTTGGCGATCTTCGCATTCTTGACCTCCCAGTGAATGGGGCTGGTATCAGGACATGTAACATCGGGTGCATCACAACCCTGCTGCGATTGATGGAAACCAGTCCGCTTGGCCTTGAAGCCAAAAAATCGCAGCACTGCTACCCACATCCTTTCGCCTCTCTTGCCCTTATCCTTCGCGTTTACCATCTCTGATGAGTCCCAATATTTTCATTTTCTTGACCATGTCTATCATCGCTTCCTTGTAGTTTTTGTATTCAGGGAAGTCTTGAGCGATGTCGTCCCAGTAAAGGCCGGGGTGAGTTCTGATAACTCGTAAGTCCTTGTTAATGCGTATCATAGGTGTTAGTCATACGTGCGTTGTGAATAAGTTTTTGTAAAAATTGCTTGCTTACATGTTATAGGGTGCCAAACACCCTATATGCCTAGTATACGTGCCTTGGGTAAAAAGTGTTTGGCGGCTTGGTTAGATGACCGCCTTCTTAATCGCTGGAAAAAGTATTGTGAGAGCCTGGGAATGACCCAGACTGATCGACTTGCTCTTCTATTGTCTCAAGATTTGAAACAAGCAGATGAGACAGCATATCGGAAACGTCAACGCCAAGCAAAGTAGCGGCTTGGGTAGCCAAATTGGTTTGTTGTTCTGTCAATCTCATGCGGTGTTAGTCATGTAATACGATCCCACAGTCGGGAACGTGCCAATTATTTTTATCTTTTTATCAGACACCCTCAGACATTTGCTGACCAACCCTAAATTTCCAGGAGGAAAGAATGCACAATGGCATTGTGGGGGTCAGGGGTTCGACTCCCCTCGGCTCCACCAAATTTACTTCAGGGGAACCTTCCCTTTTTCTCTCCAGCCAAGACCAAAAGGTTGTTGAGGAAATGTGGGAAAACGGTGTCTCCCTCATCCAAGTGTGGTCCGATTGGCGTCGGTTGTATCTCGCTAGCGATCAGTCAGTCAAGCAATCTGTTCACCTTTTTTTATCCCACCTTCAACAGGCCCACTACAGCCACCGCTATTGCCAAGAATTTGGTTATGTCCTGAGACGTCTCAGCCTGTTCATAGATGTTGAGGTCCCCATCTGTCAGGTCTCCACAAAAAGTTGGTGGAGATCTCTGGATGCAATGAAGGCTGGAGATGCAGCTAGAAGGAAGGTGTCGGTGTTTTTGAACTGGTGTTTGAAACAAGGCTTTATCAAGGAACCCGTCGTAATCCACGGCAAGCCATCGATGCCTGATGGCGAGATCCAAGTGCTACCCAATCGAGTTGTTGCCTCGCTTATCCAAAGCTGTCCTTTAGATCTTCTGGGTTACCTTTGGTTGTGTCTCTGCATGGGGCTAAGAGTGGCCGAAGCAAAACGGACTGAACACCTAGCCCACCGGGATGGTTGCCTGATAGTTGGGGCCTCCGCTGCCAAGACTAGGACCAGACGAGTCCTAGACATTCTCCCTGGTCATGGGAAATTCGCTGAACTTATCCAGCCTCAGATCAACCTGAAGAAACGTATGCTCGCCCTCAGGGCCGACTCTGGGATCTCGGACTGGCCCAGGAACTGTATGCGCCACACAGCAGCTTCTCACTGGCTAAACAAACTTCGATCCGCTGAGTCGGCTGCACTCCACCTCGGAAACTCTCCGGTCATGCTTCACCGTCACTACAAGGCCCTAGTCACTAAGAAGGAATCAGAAGAATTCTTCGCCATCTGGGACGAGGCATTGTCAAGGAAATTTGGTTAGGCCCCTCACGGTGGTAAGGGGTCCAACTAAAAAAACTTGATTTAATGTGTTGACGTTTAATTAAACGTGATACATATTAATCATCTCAGCGGCAATGAGGCCGTTATGACTAACACCCAGCAGCATGAAGCACTGGAGATTACCAAGAAAACCTAGAAGAAAGAGCAAGTATGACCATTACTATCGAAGAAGCAAAAAGCATATGGGCGAAAGTCGAGAGACTCGACAAGACCAAGACAGTATTTATCGCTGGATTAACCGACATCCTGACAGCACTAGGATTTGATCCCGTTGAGGGGTATGAGGACTACGTGGTCACTAGGAACATGTTTAAAAACATTATTGAAAACATGCATAGAGAGGATGAGGACGCGAATAGGCTGAGTGAAATACTCCTCTCCTGCAACATCTCCGTCAATGCCTTGGCTGACATGTTGGATTTCTACAGCGAAAATCAACACGCCTGAATGACTAACACCTCTTATGGCATGGCACACACACTTACAACTTTCCACCTCTTCGCAGGAGCAGGAGGAGGAATTCTCGCTGACATCTTACTTGGACACAATCCAGTCGGAGCGTGTGAAATTGAACCCTACCCACGTAACATCCTGCTCCAACGGCAACGCGACGGATACCTCCCAAGCTTCCCTGTGTGGGATGATGTGGCTACCCTCGACGGAAATCCTTGGCGAGGAACAGTTGACATTCTTTGTGGAGGATTTCCCTGCCAAGACATCTCAGCAGCAAACCCAAAGGGCAAAGGAATTGAGGGAAGTCGGTCAGGACTTTGGAAGGAGTATTCAAGGCTTATTGATGAGATCCAACCTGCAATTGTCTTTGCCGAAAACAGCCCGCTGCTTCGGACCAGAGGACTTGGAACCGTCCTCAAGGACCTTGCCAAGTTGGGGTATAATGCACGATGGGGAATTATGGGAGCTAGGCACGTCTCTGCACCCCACAGAAGAGACCGCATGTGGGTATTGGCCTACCGTCACGACAGATCCTTCAATGAGAAGCACGAAATACAAACAGGGGGGGACACCTCTTTCGTATGCAGTTCAGCAGAAGCAGTGGATCACTCCGACAGCTTACGATGCGAAGGGGACTCAGAGGTGGAGGGAAGAGTTTCAAAATGGATTGGTGGCGCAAGTCGCCAACCCCGCACAGTGGCCAACCCCGCGAGCAAACGACCACAAAGGGGGAGAGGCCCCAAGAAGCCTGACGAGGAAGGACGGGAAATCCAGAATGGACAAGATTCCCAATGTGGTCGCTTATGGTGGGCTAACGACCCAGCAGATCTCAGAGCTGGATCAGACGTCGGCTCACAGGACATTACGGATCAACCCGTCGTGGACAGAATGGCTGATGGGGTGGCCTATCGGGTGGACAGACTCAAGGCCATTGGAAACGGCCAAGTTCCGCAATGTGCAGCATTGGCATTCAGAGTTTTGTCGCACGGACTTTTGCCAATATGACTAACACCTTTTTGTTGTAATGAAGGCACTTTACCTATCCCTACTCCTTTCCACCTCTGTTTTGGCTGATCATGTGGTCGCATTGACCATCTTGGCTGAAGCTAGAGGTGAGGGGGAGGCGGGCATGACATCAGTGGCTTGCGTGATTCTTCAACGCAGCATTGAGCGGGGGATCACCATGCGCGAGGTCTGCTTGCAGAAGCTCCAGTTTAGCTGCTGGAACGGCAAGTCCTACCAAGACCTAGCTCCCCTACTCCGCACCCCTCAGGCAAGACATGCACTATGGCTTGAGGCCAACCCTGACAGGTTGGATCTGGACGCAATGAAACATTGCAACCATTACCATGCTGACTGGATCCAGAGGCCCTACTGGGCCAAAGGAGAAAAACCATTGCTCAAAATCGGAAGACACATATTTTATCGACTATGAACGAAAACGAAGCATCAGAGATTTACGCATTAGCTTTGGTTGGGGTTCAGGCTGTAGAGGAGGACGTTCAGCCACTGTTCCAAAAGATCCTCTCCATTTCAGAACCACACATGAACAAGGACCAAGCCAAAGAGATTTATGAGTCAATCATCTCGCGACCAGAAGACAATTAGACGAGGGCCTCCCAAAGGATCTCAGAACAGAATCAAGGTGGCAGGGAAACCTGCCTCCTCTTTTTTGCACATGCGGTGCCGACCCGATCAAAAGGAAGCTTGGACCGAAGCTGCTAAGGCCGAAGGCAAGTCACTGTCTGACTGGGTGCAAGATACCTTGGATGCCTCTTGCCAGTGATGTTAGTCACCATGTAGGGTGATGGGGTGAAA